TATATAGACACAATCCTTTCTTAGATACTACTGATAGGTTAGATGGCGTAGAACTTCTAGGTTCTGCTATTCAAAGATATTCATTTAATGATAAAGTTGTTTACACTCCTATATGTGATGATGTTAAGACAGAATTTAAAGTTGATTATTCCTTTGTAGCGCCTCCTTTTAAATTTGGAGGTGACAAAAGACATGGAGTGAGACAACTAATAAGAGCATATTCACAAAAAACAACTGTCAGAGATATGAATATTTTACGAGTGGCGCAACAGGATTTGGAAGATCAATTTATGGCTCCTCTTAGACAAAATACTTATTGGCGTGATCAAATAAGAGCATTAAATGATTTCGAGATAGTGAATGGAGTTGTAGGAAAGAAGTTTCTTGGAGGAGTTAACATGTCTACAGCAATGGGAGGAGGAAAACAAGGTAGCAAGAGCTTATATGCTACCCAAGCTACTGACGGAGCGTGGACTTTTGATCCTTGGGTCCTAGAAGAAGTAGCACATTACGAGGATCAAATGGACAGGGGCATAATTACACCCGATATAGTAGTGCAACAACTTAAGTTGCAAGCTACTGAAGAAGATAAAGCAGCTGTAGGTAAGTTGAGATCTTTCTTTATGGCTAGCACTATTATACAATTAGTGTTACGTAGAGTTGCACTAACCACGTGTAGGTATGCCTGTATGAATACTAAGTATACAGAGATCGTAGTTGGAATAAATGCTCATTCTACAGATTGGACCAAGTTTGTGTTAGAAATTACTAAACATGGTAAGAATAGAATGATAGCATTAGATCTTGCTAATATGGATGCAACTGTGATGTTTGAAGTACTTAGTGGGTGCATTGATATATTTTTTAAGCCGTTTAATGAGGTATGTAATAAAGATGGAAGATATACTAATAGGTTAGCAGTGCTTAAGCACATGTTATTATTTCCGTTGATAGATGTTCATGGAGATTTGGTATGTATGTCAGGATTATTACCTTCTGGTACTCCTTTGACTTCTATGCTGGGTTGCCTTATTAATTCTACTTATTATCGAATGGCTTTTTATTATATGTATAATGGACTTAGAACGTTTGTAGAGCTTGTCACTCTTAGAGTCTATGGAGATGACTCTATTGCAAATGTTCACCCCGACGCGAATTTCTTTACTGTATCAGCAGTACTTAAAGCTTGGGATGCTTTGGGCATCCGAGGCACTGATATGGAGAAAAAGAACACTACATCGCGTCGCAAATTTTATAAATTAGATGACGTCGAATTTCTTAAAAGGAAGATGTTATATAATAAAGATTTTGGGGTAGTAGTGGCCCCCTTGCTTAAGAAAAGTATGTTTAAGTGTTTAATGTGCCATGTACCTCCGCGCACAGTATCACTTGAATTCTTGACTGGACAGTGTATAGATAATTTCCTGTTTGAAGCTAAGTTTCATGGAAGACAATTTTATGAAGAGTCACGCCGAAAGTTGCGTATAATAGCTACAAAACATGATTTGTTACGATTCTGTAATGTCTTGAGTATTTCTTATAGCGAGATAGTAGAAAAATGGAAGGAGGTAAACAATGAATGTGCATTGGTTACCGAGCAGTGGTGGAAATGTCAACCTCCGTGGCTTAGGCTTGTACATGAATTTAATGTTGGCATACAAAATTGGTCCGAATGGACCCAACACACTAATATTAATATAACTAAAGACCAAAGCCAGTCGGTCGTTAAACTGGTAGTCACCCCGGATAGGGTGCAACTTGTTCAACAATCAGGGGTTGAATCCTCTGTTAAACAAGTCGTGAGTTTTCTTGAAGCAGATAAAGATCAAACTCTTGTAGTCGGTAGTGCTGATAATGAGGATCGAATTTCTAACGATCCAGTAGATTTGAAAGACTTCTTATCTAGACCTGTTAAAGTCGCTAGTTGGCAATGGGGACCTTCAACTTTTAATCAAGTATTAGATCCCTGGACGTCATTATTAACGAACAAACGTATAGCAAACAGAATTTCAAATTATAATCTTTTTAAAGCCAAGTGCCATGTTAAGATTGTAGTTAATGGTAATGGATTCTTTTATGGTCGTATGATGGTCACTTATCTACCTTTCCAAGCATTAGCAAATCGACTTCAAATTGTGTTAAATCCTGATGCAGCGGATGCAGACTTTGTAAGTATTTCTCAAAGACCTAAAGTCTTCTTAGATCCTACTATATCTGAAGGAGCTGAGATGATACTGCCATTTTACTATCCATGGACATATCTTTCCCTTACAGATGATACTGAACAATGGAAATTAGGTGAGTTAGCATTCAACGCTATAGTCAATCTAAAACATGCCAATCAAAATTTAGTTATAGCTCAACAAGCTGTAACAATAACAGTATATGCATGGTTTGAAGATGTTGATTTACAAGGGCCGACAATAAGAAATATCTCTTCTTTAACTCCACAAAGTGGTCGAGAGTGTGAAAGTATTAACAAGCCGATTAGCCAAACAGCTACAAATATAGCCAATGTCGCTAGCGCAGTTAAGCAGATCCCAGTTTTAGCACCATATGCATCAGCAGTAGAAAAAGCAGCAACCATCACCAGTAGTGTAGCGTCCGCATTAGGATATAGTAAGCCTGTTGCAGTAGCCGAACCCGCACCTTTAGTGCCCCGTTTAGTCGGTTCTATGGCAGTGACTAATACTACGTCTAGTACTATGAAATTAACGTTAGATGTTAAACAAGAGACATCTATATCACCGCTTGATGTTAACCTTAAAGCGGATGACGAGTTAGCATTTAGTAGTATAGCTGGACATGATTCGTATCTAAATAGATTTGTATGGTCTAGAAGTGCAGCACCTGGCACTATGTTGATGAATTATAAGGTTTCTCCTTATTTGTCACGTACTGTGGGTATTCCAGCCAAGACTTATATGACAGCTATGTGTGGTGTTGCAGCATGTTTTAAACATTGGTCTGGTTCTATTATATATCGATTTCAGATAGTCAAATCAGCATTTCATAGAGGTAGATTGTTAATAGTTTATGATCCTAAAGACTCAGTTGCAGTACATGAAGACAATGTGCATTTTACTCATGTTGTTGACATAGGTGAAACTAGTGACTTTGAGATTAAAATAGGCAACTATCAAGAAAGAGAATGGCTAACTGAAGCAGCTCAGCCTTGGTATACAGAAGTGATGTTTAGTTCTAGCCCCTTGCAAACGTCAGGGTCTACTGATGCTGTTAATAATGGTTTGATAACGATATATGTACTTAATGACTTAACTACTCCTACGTTTGACGAAACTCTTAATAATGACATTCATGTGGTGTGTTATGTACGGGCAGGTGATGACTTTAAAGTGTCTGTACCAACTACTATTGCTGATTTTTCGACTGTAGGTCCTCAATCAGGTATTGAAATGCCGTTTTCTAATAGTCTTGAAGTGGCAGATGATGTTGGATCTGGTTTGCGCAGTGAATCTCATAGTCACGAGATGATACCCATGGGAAATAAGTTATATATGGGAGAGACCGTTACTAGTTTTAGAAATTTACTTAAGCGAGATAACTATTATTCTGCGGTCACTATTCAATTTGAAAATCAAGCAGAAATATATGCACATCCTGCGCAGCCTTTATATCCGGATATAGTAAATGGATTTCCGAGAACAGGCGCAACATCAAATGAATGTTTAATGACGATGGTTAATTATGTTAAGTTGGCATTTAGTGGTTATAAAGGAGGTATAAGGTGGAAGTTACTGAATTGTGGTACAACTAAAGGTATGACGACAGCAATTAGAGATTATATTTATTCTGGTAGTTCTTTTCAATCAGATACATTTAATTATACTACAGCCAGTGCCTGGAGAGATAACATTAAAAATCATATTGGACGACAAGTAATGTGTGGTAGTGGTTTTAATCACACGAGTATCAATCCGTTAATAGAATTTGAGATGCCTTACCAAACAGCAAACAAATTTCAGATCGTCCAAACTATTAGTCCAATCACGACAACGTTTAAGTTGGAAGAGCCAGTGTTCATTTATGGCTTTATTCGTGATTCTTCAGCAACTAAAGATAATATTGTTTATATGTTTGTCTCAGCAGCTGAAGATTTTACTTGTTACTTTTTCTTAGGATGGGTACCAGTTTATATACCATGATAGGTATAATGTTAATTGTAGTCGATTAACAAGCGGCAGGAGTTTGCCGCAGATCAATTCGTAACTTAGAGTTGGTCTTATCCAACTCAATTTTATGTTTC